CCTATCGCGCGTATCACGAAAGAAGGATCGCGGTACTGGGCTGAGTTGCACTTGTTCGCAATGCGTGTGTCCGGCGAAAATTATTGCCATGAATTCTGGCTGCATGAGTGGATCAGGTCATTGCCATTTGATGGCTGTCCATGCGAGCAACATCTCAAGGATTTTCTGCGGAACAATCCGCCAGACTGGTCAGACTTTTTTGGTTGGAGCGTGATGCTTCACAATGCCGTGAATGATCGGATTGGTAGACCCGTGATCGAGGTCGAGGCAGCGAGAGAATTGTGGTTGAATAGGTCGTTCTAGTATCCGGCATTCCCCGTAGAGCCGCATAAACACTAGCTCAAAATAATTGTTGACGCTAAAGCGGCTTTGGTATAGATTCATACCTGTCAGTCAAACAACATACATATCAATACACCTATGAAACACGAAACAGCAGGACTCATCACCTACAGGTTAGAGCTTATTGCACAAGCTCTGAAAAAGCGCGGTATCCAGTACAAGTCCATAACTCGCGATGAGGATGGTTTTTACTTTATCGACGACAGGATGTTTGTGAATTGCGATCATGTTCTTGAGTTTGTACGCAACCAAAAATAATCACCAATACACACATCCATGAACGAAGAAATCAAAATTGAGAGACAGGAAGACGGAACATACACACTCAAGTTCCCGTTTGAGAACACTCCAAAGACGCACTTGATCGTCCGCAAAAAAACACTTAAGGAGGCTCTGGATTATATGTCGGGATACTTCAAAGCCATTGAGCGCAACGCCTAATACATCCATGAACAGCATCCAGATCTACCCCGCAGGTGGCAATATCTACGATCATCCATTTGCTCGCAAGAATCCAGACTGGGCATACCACACGCACGCCATGATCAACGGCAAATACGGATGCCGCATCTCCGGCGACTACCTCTGCCATGACACATCCCTAGAGGATCAGAACGGACTGCCTACCTGCCCTACCTGCCGCAAGAAAGTCATCAAGGCACGCAAATGAACATCGTCCAACGAATTAACTTTCTTAAATGGGCAGCAAGCCATCGTCTACCAGTCAAACGCTTTCCGGCATACGGTGAGCGTTTAGCCAAGCTCTGGATCAAATTTAATGTCAAATGAACGACAAGCCTGTACCACCTCACAAATTCCCTTTGCGGATAATTCGTCGCATCTGGCCTGAGCAGTTCCGGCCTACGCGAGATTTCCAAGAACTAGAAGATCAGTACCACGGGCATCAAAAGCCACTAGAACTAATTACAGGGGGAAACCTGACCCGTTCGCTAGATGCCTTGATAAAAAGCCGTTCTTGAGCCATCCTCGCGCTGCCATGAGCTTTCGTAAAATCACCACAGCCATGATAAATGGTAAACGCTGGCAAATCGGCTTTGGTTTTACTGGAAAGACCAATGGCAAGGTTGATCAGGGAGCCTGCCGTTATTATAGCCGCCGGATCGTAATCCAGCGCAGGATCAAGGGGCGCAAATGCTCGTTGATTGACGGGGCTATACACGAACTTCTTCATGCCGCAGTTCCCAGCCTGAAAGAAAGTGTTGTTGACGAATTCGGAGAGCTGTGTGGCAGGGTACTTCCCAAGCTGCTAGCCGCCGAGCCTGATGGAATCAGCATCCACAAGCCGTCCGGCAGGGCTAAAAAAAAGTGAAAAAAAATGCACTTTGGCTGTTGACTATACCAAAGCGGCTATGGTAATGTCTTCATATCAATCAACCCCATACATCAATGAATACACCTAAAAATCCAAACCGCAGAGTAACCTCCCTTGAAGACGGGATCGTATATCGCGCCTTGTCAAACGAATGCAGCATGGGCATCAGCTGGTCATACGGCATCAACAAAAATGGTGGCCTTGCTTTAACCAGTGGTGGATATTATCCCAACAGATGGATTTCCCAAAGCCATTACTGGATTGAATCGACAGATGAAAATTATTCCTCTTATTGCGATAAAGTAGAATCAGGACAAGAAGCAGCATCTAGTGCTTACGAATGGTGCGCCTCAAACGGATTCCCAGATTAATCACCAACCCAACCACCAACACACACATACATACAACCATGACATACGCAGAACACCAAGAATTCGCTCAGATCGAGCGCACCTGCGATGAGATCCGCAAGGATAACATCGAACTCCGTTACGAGATCCAGTCCTTGCACAAGGATCTCTGCCACATCCTGACGTTGAACACGCTGGGAAAAACACGCCAGATCGCTGATCTGTGCAACGCAATCATCTCTCAGGGTACACGCTAATGAAAGCCATCCGAGACCTGATCAACGGTAATTTGACTGACGCTAAGAAAGCAGCGCGCAACCGCTCATTCTTTTCCATCTACACAGCAGCAATGGACGAATACGGAATGACTGACAGAACTGCCGTCAATATGGCATCGTACCTCAAGGGAGACATCACTTGGCAGCAATATTGCCAAGAGAAACACGCGCTGACCTATGTCTCCTGACGCTATCGATTACATCAACTGGACGGCGGAAGCTATTTTCAAGATCGTCCTACCACTAGCAATCCCATTTGTCATCCTCAACTTCATCTACACACGCCGATAACATGAACCAACAAACTGCCAGCCTACTCAGCAACCTAGAAGCCCTGTTCACAAGCCAAGTCAAGATGGCTGAGGCACACGGCCTAGAAACACTGCCACACATAAGCACAGCGCGCGGACGCACTATCCTGCAAGAGATCAGGATTGCACGCGCAGCTAATAAACCTAAGAAAGATCCGGCTTACTTTTGCAGGCTCGACACAATTCATTGCAAATAATGCAATTAAATGTTGACTCCAGTACCAAACCGGCTACAGAAATAGTTATGCAAAATATAAACCCATACGATGCAGGCAAGAATGATATGCGCGAGCAGATCATCGCATTCATCTATACCAGATACGTCTATAATAAGACGTTTTTTGGTAAAGACAGCCAAGCCGCTCAGGAGATCCGTAGAATCATCGAAGACCTCCGAGAGGATCAAGCCATAGAACAGGAGAAGCAGAACAATACAGAAACGGCATCCGAATAAATGAATACCGTTACTTATCGTAGCAATCATTGTTACGATCCGCTTATACCTTATATATGGATTTTATTAGACAGGCTTGACAATAAAGGTTTATTAATACCTAAATTAAGACCTGCGGTTTTGCCGTCTAAACAATCATCAACCAAATAATTTATGAGTCGCGAACCTATTAATCATCCTGCATTTCCTGTGCCTGCCTATGCTGGCGATCCCAACAATGGCCCTGTGCGTCCTAATTCAGGAATGGGAATCCGCGACTACTTTGCTGCCGCCGCGCTTTCCGCGCTTGCTTCTGACAAGCAGGCCGGAGAGCCGGAGGTCGTAGCAGAAACCGCTTACGCATTTGCTGACGCAATGCTGGAGGAGCGTCATTATACCCCACGTAAATAAAACCATGTGGCATCATAATAAAAAGAATCCAATGATCACTACGCCAGCAAAAGCTCCGGCGCAGCCCAATCCAGTCAACGCAACAGCTAAGGCAAATCCTCAGACCAGCACCATTAAGATTGGCTCCCCTGAGATCCGCATCGGACTAGACGGCGCGACTACGCGCTCCGGCATGATCGGGAAAGATATGCTGAAGCCTACCGCTCCCAAGAAGACCACGATGAACACGACTGGATTCAAGAACATGGTAAAAATCCCTAAGAAACCAAAAATTAAGAATCTTTCTCTCATCAAAAAAAACAAAGTAGTCTAATCACCCAAATCCAACCCAACCAATAAACACCATGCCCGAAGATACAACCGCTCCTACGTCCGAAACATCCACCGTCACTCCCGATAACGTAATTCCACTGCCTGTGGATACGGCTACTTCACCAGATCTCTCCCCAGCCCCAGAGGTTGCATCGGATGCTTCCGAGACCCATGCTGCCTCACAGGAAGGCCAGAACGAAGATCCAGTTCAGGCAGCAATCAAAGGAATCGACCTCGATAAGATCACCAAGGATGACATCTTTGTGGACATCATCCATCAGAGCAAGCTACACGCCTTCCGCCTGATGGTAGGAGCCGCTCTCCTTGAGCAGCTAATCATTAAAGGACGCAACGAGGCCGCAGCCGAAGCACCTGCTACTGATGCCTCGCAAGCCGAAGCCTAAAGCGTTTCCGCCTGTTGATGACACGCTGATGAAGGCGAATAACAAATTCAATCGCGTTGCACACCCAGTGAAGGGTGCAGAGGTAGCCAAGATGCCTCGCACCCATGCCACCAGTGAGGCATCGGAGGATAGCAAGAGAAAGAATCCCCAGCGCATGGACATCCTGCGCCGTCACGCGCTATCATCCCGTCAGGACAATTCAAATACATAGAAATGGACACAAACATAAATACAGACTCACATAAGGTTGAAGGGATACTGGAGGAGGCAATCAGGGTGACCTCTGGCGACCGCCGGAGAGATTATGATCATCCTATCCCGAACCATGCTCGCATTGCAGAGCTGTGGAATGCATACCTAGAAATCCGTAAAGATCGCGAAGGTATAATCACGCCATACGATGCTGCGATTATGATGATCCTTCTCAAGATCGCACGCGCTGCTCACACGCCTACTCGCGACTCATTCGTTGACATCGCCGGATACGCACGCTGTGCCGCGCAGATCGCAGGACTGGAGAAATAATATGAAACCAAAGAATCCACACCTACAACGCCACATCCTGAAAACCGAGACGTATCATGAGCTTGCTAACAGCCGAATCCACAAGCACACCCGTAAAAAGCTCAACAGCAAGCTGGGCGGACTGGCGAAGGGCATGAAGCTGAAGAGCGATGAGTCAACCAATTCCTAAGAATCAATTCGGCAATGGTGCTGGCAAGGGAGACGCAGAGCGTCCCGTAGACCGTGCTGTGCTTCGTCAAAACCTATCACAAATCAAATGGCACGGCCTCTATGGCAAGCCAGCCCGTACCAAGGGCGCAAAGACAACCTATAGATACTAATGACAAATCTACCTGCCGAGGTGCGCGATTACCTCAAAGAAATCGGACGCAAGGGAGGATGCAGCAAGAGCGAAAAAAAGCTGGCTGCAATCGCAGAGAACGGAAAAAAAGGTGGCTGGCACGCGCAGAAGCGTAACCAGCCAAAACCTGCTGAAACCGCATAAATACAGGATCTACAGGCGATTTTTAGCCTGTTTTTAGCTGCCCAAAAATAACGCTCGACACCCATACCAAAGCCGTTAATAATCACCTCCAACACATCCATCCATCCATGAATCCCATCCTTCCTATTGTTCACCTGAACGGAACACTTCGCGAGTCCCTCTGCCTCGATTACGACAATGCTCGTATCGCGGTTGATGACGCGATCAAGGCCATCACCAATATCGAATTCAACGCCCGTGACTACGCTCGCGGAGACTGGAATTCGGCTGTAGCAGAGCGCAAGCAAATCTTCCAAAAGCTAGAAGAAGTTCGCGACTACTTGATGGCTCGCGCCATTCACCTTTCTTAGTCGGTAAACCCAAACACACACAACACACACATCAATGAACACCAAAATAAACTTCGCGCTAGTCGCAGCCATTGCAGAGTTTCGTAATGTCCAGAAGGACAAGACGAATCCTCACTTCAAGTCCAAGTTCACGTCTCTGGACGCGATCATCGACGCAACCCGTCCCATCCTCGCCAAGAACGGCCTAGCCATCGTGCAGCTGCCGGAGTACGACAGCGACAACCAGACCGCCGGAGTCGTCACCCGTGTCATTCACTCCTCCGGCGAGAGCATAGAGAGCAAGCTACTCCTGCCAGTCAAGAGCAACGATCCCATGGCCTGTGGCAGTGCCATCAGCTACAGCCGCCGCTACTCAATCAGCGCGGTGCTGATGATCTGCGCTGACGAAGACGATGATGGTGTCTCCGCCAGCACACCTACCAAAGCCGTAACGAAGCCCGTTATAGCCAAGCCTGTAATAAGCAAGCCAGCTCCGGCTACTGAGCTTCACGCAGACGACCTTACTGGTCGCCTATTCAAGGCGATGGATGACAATAAGCTCACCGAGTATGATGTCCGCGCATTCTGCGTCCACAAGGGAATGAAGAACGTGCCTGATTTTGTTGCAAACCTCAGCATACCTACCGTTAAGCGTTTGCTCGACGTAGTCCCTGAGATCATTGAGTTTAGCCTCAACAAGTAAACCTATGATCGACGAACGCGAAGACAAGATGAGCGGATCAGCCATGGCGAGCTATGCCGCCTGTCAGGGAAAGTACCAGCTGGAGCGTACCTGCCCAAGGAGCGAGTCAGGCCCTGCTGCAATTACTGGCAATCGTATCCACAAGTACCTAGCTGGAGAAACCATCGAGCTGACAGACGAAGAGCAGCACATTGCTGAAGGCTGCCTGATGGAGTACGGAGAAATACTAGCAACTCTTCGGCTGGGAACGCCGGACACCACAATCATCGAGACTCGTTACTGGTATAATGATGTCTGGAGCGGTCAGATTGACCTGATCCAGATCTGGGGAACGACTGCACTGATCATCGACTGGAAGAGTGGTCGCACTGGTACGGGTAATACCGCCGCCGAAAATCTTCAGCTGCGTGCCTATAGTGTTCTCGTAAAAAAGAACATCCCAGAGATAAAAGAAATCTACTGCGCCATCATCCAGCCTATGGCTGCATTACTTAGCATTGCTCACTACGATGAGTCTGACCTAGATGCCGCCGATAAGGAGATTGCACAGATCATCGACAACTCACGCAAGCCGGACGCGCCTCGCACGCCATCGCCGGATGCCTGCAAGTACTGCCGAGCCAAGGCTATCTGCCCAGAAGCAGCAGCCGTGACTCATGATCTAATAGTAGCACCTTCAGCGGTTCCTGCCCTGAGCAACGAGGCCATCGGAGACTTCCTAGAAAAAGCGGATGTCGTTGAAGGATTCATCGAAGCGTTGCGCGAGGAGGGCAAGAAAAGGCTCCTAGAGGGCCAAGAAATCGCCGGACGCAAGATACAGGCCGGACGTACCAGCCGGAGTATCGAGGCCGTAGAAGACCTCGTACCGCTCTTAAAGGACACTCTGGACACCGAAGAGATTCTAAAATGTTGCAAGGTCTCAGTGCCTCAACTAGAAAAGGCTTTCGCATCGAATGCAGGACTCAAACCCAAGGAGGCCAAGGCCGCTTTGGAGGCGAAACTGGAGTCGATCCTAGTCAGCAAGACTGGCGCGCCAATGATGGTGCGTGCGAAATAAGTAAACACCATACCAACACATCAGATGGATTCAAACGAACCAACATCAAAACAGTTATCAATCATCTCAGCAGTTGCCGGAGATGCTCTTGAGGAAATCACGGCGTTACTTGAAGACGTTAAGCCAATAATCGAGGACAAAGTTCAGTTTCTTATTGATGCTGACTTAATCGAGCCTGAGCATGGTGAAGACTATGTTCGCGCAGCCCTGCACGTTGCCATCGACTTTGCTCTGGAAGAAGAGCTTGTCGAGGATGACGACTGTGACGAGGACGATACCGAAGACTCCTGCTGCGCCTGCGGTCAGACCGTTAGCTAAGACGACCATGGCATACGAATACAAGGAAGGGAAAGGCACAGCCTTCCCTAATGACTACAAGACACTGGACACGCATCCTGACTTCAGGGGCAAGTTCATGTGGCAGGGAGAGCTACTGGAGATCAGCATCTGGGAAGGCGAGACGCAGGCAGGAGTCAAACGCCTGAGCCTCGTCATCCAAGAGCCTCGCCAGAAGTCTGATGCACTTCAGCGCGTTGTGACATCAGGCCCGAAGCCTGCTGCTGCCGCAAAGAAGTTCACACCACAGGACGACTCTGATATTCCATTTTAACCTATGTCCGCAGTAGTTTCAAAAAAAGGTGTTAAATCAAACGATAGGTTTGTTTGCGACGATTGCGGGGACGTAATCACAGGTGATCGTATCCTTAATGGAGAAATGGTTTACTACGCAAAGAAAGCCGATCTTAGTAATCCAAACAACAATACATATCGTTGCGCTGATTGCGCTGATGAGATTTGGGCTAACTACTAATGGAACCTATATCGTTCATCGTTCCCGTAACGCCAGCCTCCATGCAGGGGGCTGGCAAACGGGCGATGTGCATGGGTGGACGAGTAGTTTTCTTCAAAGAAAAACGCGC